CCTTAATGTTGATTTTACAGATGGTGAGATTAAGATTCTTGAGATGATTGGAAAGTGTGAGACTTTCAAGGAAGCAAAGGAAGCAGCAAAGGTTCTTTATGAGTATTGTAAGGATGAAGTAAATCAAGAACAGCAAACTCAAAAGAAAGAAGAAGATGCTGGAGATGGTGAAATGGAAGTACCTGACAATTCATCAGATTTAGAGACTGAAGAAGTAGATGGACAAGAAGTGGATGATGAGACACCTGATGCACAACCTGTTCCACCAGTAGCAGAAGAACAGAAAGAACCAGAAGTTCAAACTGCTGAGTCATTAGAGAGTCATCTTCAAGACCTAGTAAGAGAGAATGCTGTAGAGAATGTTTATCTTGAAGTGCCTGATTTAGATTTGGATAAGATTATTGCTTCTAATGAAGAAGTTCATAAAGAGATTGATAGGTCATGGAAACAGCAGCAAGACTTTATTGACGAACATACAAGTAATAAATCAAACTTATTTGAAGAAGTAGATGCCGAGTATAATCAATTCAAAAGAGATGCACAGAAAGAAGTATCTTATCTTGTAAAGGAGTTTGAGTGTAAGAAAGCTGCTAGTGCATATTCTAGAGCTGCTACCAGTAGAACTGGTGTATTGGATACTGCTAGACTTCATACCTATAAGTTTAATGAGGATCTATTTAAGAAGGTAACAGTTCTACCTGATGGTAAGAATCATGGTCTGGTGTTTGTTCTTGACTGGTCAGGTTCTATGTCCAGAGAAATGCTTGATACTGTCAAGCAACTTTACAATCTTATATGGTTCTGTAAGAAAGTATCTATTCCATTTGATGTATATGCTTTTACTAATGAGTGGAAGAGAAGAGAGCAAGATCCTACTGGTCAATGGAATGCAAGAGATAATGAGTTACCATATGAACCTCAAGAATATGATTTAAGAGTTGAAGAAGATTTTTCTTTGATGAATCTCTTTACTAGTAATGTAAGAACTAATGAGTTGGAGCACCAGTTAAAGAATATATGGAGAATTGCTAGTGTATTTTCTAACTACTATGGTAGTAGATATAGTTATCCTACTAGGTTATGTTTATCAGGAACTCCATTGAATGAAGCACTTATGACTCTTCATAAACTTCTTCCTAAGTTTCAGAAAGATAATAACGTAGAGAAAGTACAATGTATTGTTCTGACTGATGGTGAAGCAAATTCAGTTCCATATCATGTAATGGTAAAGGATTATTTTTATAATGATGAATATAAGATGGGTCTAAGAGGTATTAAGCCTGATAGTTGTTTTTTAAGAGATAGATCTTTGGGTAAGGTTTATAAGTTTGGATATTCTTGGTGGCAATTTACTGAAATTCTTATTAAGAATTTGCAAGACAAGTTTCCTTCATCTAACTTTATAGGTATAAGAGTTCTTCCTCCAAGAGAAGGAAGTAATATCCTAAGAAGATATTGTGATGATCCTGCTGATTATGATAAGTGTATGAAGGACTGGAGAAAGTTAAAGACATTTACTATTAAGAGCAGTGGTTATAATGCATACTTTGGTCTTTCCTCTAGTGCTCTTGCAGATGATACTGAGTTTGAAGTTAGTGAAGGAGCAACAAAAGGACAGATTAAGACTGCTTTTGTTAAGTCACTAAAGACGAAG